AGTAATCTTCCTCTAAGTATAATCCATTAACAAGTGTATTGTTAAATCTATAATCACTACCTGTAGTAGCTGTTGTGCCACTTTGAAAGTCACCTATTAAGGTATTACCTATAAATCCTGTATGTGTATCACCATCACCATTGATTACAACAGTGTCTTGTGATGCTGATAGTGTAGTATTTAATCCACCAAGCATTACGTTACGTGATGTAGGAGAATCCTTAATAACGTTAGAAACACCACCAACTATAGCTACTAATGAACTCGAATTGATTGTATTACTACCACCTCCTAAGATAACACTATTAGCTGAACCAGAAATTACTTCGTGATTATCACCAAATGTATTTACATTAGTTACACCTATATCTAACAAGTTACCTTGTCCTACTACGGAAGAATACGTGGTATACTCGCTGATAGTATTGTTTTCACCGACTACGTTGACTTTAGAAGTACTCGCTTTAATCACGTTATTTTCCCCAGTAACATTTACTCGAGTAGCTGATTCTTCAATTTGGTTATTACCAAAGTTATTTTGTGTAATTTGTCTGTAGGTAACAGGTGGATTTGTATTCCATACTAATGTATTACCTCCATCGTACGAGATTAAACCATCCTTATTTGATGCAATGGTAGTGATTGAACCTGATACTACTTGTCCTGATTCAAAGTCAACGTATACACCTGTACCATTAGCACTTAATTGGGCATCAGATAATTGTAAATCAGCTTCAAGTGTACCAATAGAATTTAAAATACGTCTACGTGGGTAGCGTAATTTACGTGGTGCTGTTTTTATCAATGTTACTTGAACAGATGATTCCTTAGTTAAATCAGCACCTGATATCTTATCAATTCTATAATAATGTCCATCAATATGGATTTTATCATTTAATCTAATATCCTGAATTTCACTTGGTTTTAACTTAACGTTTAGAGTTACCTTACGTGAATCTACATCGTATAATTCATTAACATAGAATGACCAATACTCGTAGAATGAATCACGTTTAGTTTTAGCATTTACTTGGTTTTGATGGTAACTCCAATGTCCAGGAGATAAAATGTTACCAAAGTGTAAATCACGTGTAGTAAAATCAGCATCTTGAACAACACCACCTACTACATCTAATTCTAAGTGGTGGAATAAGGGATAGTGTGATTGTGAAATAGGGATTCCTGCATCATTTTGAACCCAATAGTTTCCTGGATTTTTAGTACTATTACTTGTATTGTATCCTTGTAGTGCATATGAACCACTAACTAAACCAACATTATATAATAAACGAGGTTTGTACGAATATGGTGATGAATAAACTTCCCCAGGTTGAAATTGTGCTAATGTTGGAACTAACATTGTTGGGGCACCATCAATACCCTTAATAGGAGTTGGTGCGAAGAATGAACCAATTTTCCTTTCACCAGATGCTACATCACTATCACTTGTATACTTGTATTCACCATAGATTTTATTGAACTTATCTTTAGTGTATTTGTTTAATGCGTCTGTATCTTCTACATCTGTAAAGTGAAGGAGACGAGGTTGTGATTGTAGTGGGTGTGTGATTTCCCACTTAACACTTCTATCAACCTTATCTACCCAATCAACTGTTGTCCCTAAGTCAACCCAATCATTAAATGGTTCAATACGAATAACATTTCGTTCACCAACAATTGGTTCAAATACTAAGTTAAACTTGTTGATTACACCTGTTAAGAAATCTAATACTGGTAGGTTATCCTCCCATATCTTAGACATATTAACATTTCCACCTGTATATGTTTTAGGTCCATCAACTAATATTTTACCTCCCTTAATAGGATAAGTAGCTGAATAAACAGCTGAAGTTTGTACTGTAGCAAGTAATCTAACCTTACTTCCAGGATTTAATTGTAAGATAGTAGGTCCAATGTATACTTGTGCCCCTAAAAATCCTGCTGCCCCAGTAATATCAATAGTAGTTGTAGCTAATACTTGTGTACTAACTGGGTCGAACCACTCTAACTTTAAGTATTCAGCTGATGTAGGACGAGTTCCTGAAATACCTTGAAGATATAATTGGGCGTAAAATGTATATGAACCTGAAATAGGGGCTGTATATTCGTTTGTAACCCACGCATTTGAATTATCGTAAATCTCTGTAGGAAAATCAATGTATGCTGGAGTATTAGTTAAGTTTTGTGAACTACTTACTCTAGCCTCTAATGATGAAGTGGTAGGATTAACAAATGGGTTACCTTCATCTCCTTGTGTAGATACAACATATAACTTATCAAAGTATTCACTATCAAAGAACGATGAAGTATATGAATAATCTACCTTATCAAATATCTTATCGATTACATCCTTAGCCTTAATAGTAGGTCTAAAATCAACATCGCGTAATGGGTAACTACTATTATCAAATTCCTTATTACCACCTCCAGCACTAACACTTGGTGAAAATGGGTCATTTGGATTTACACCATAGTTAATAAGTGGGTATACTATACTTCCTGAAAATAAGTTATTTGTCCAAGAACCTGTAATGTTAGTCATTGTCAAGGAGTGGTTGTAACTACTCCAATCTAAATCCTGCATTGTTAAGTCCTCTATTTGAAACTTAAAATCAACTACCTCGTTTACAACTACCACATTATAAATGGTATCACCTTGTTGATTTGTTATTACATTTTCAATGTATAACTTGCCTGTGAATACCTCGTCTCCATTGTATAATACTTGACAAGGAATTGTTTTAGTAAATCCTGTTGCTGGGGTAATTCCTAAATCAAATAAGTTACCAAAGAATAAATTATTTTTGTGTGTACCTGGTAATGCGAATGCTTGGGAGGAAATACCAAATACCTCTCCTAGTTCACCAGATTCAATAGCTGAAATATCTAAGGTAAGTTCATCCTCTTGGAATAAATCCAAATCTTGGGTAACCCCACTTTCATTTTTACATCTTAGTATTATCATAATCTTGGACGTAATTGATTTGCTGGTTGGAATTCAATTTGATATTGAAAGTTCTTTTGTGTACGTGGGTTAGTTTTTTCTATTACATTAGCTGAAGTAATAATACAAGGTAGTACATCTGTACCATCTTGATAGTAAACATCAGTGCTAAAGAATAGTTCACGTAGCCAATCGGCCTCCGCTTGTGTTAACCAGTCAGTATTCGCGGTTTTCGTTTGGGTTAATTCATTATAGAATTGACTTGACCCACGACGCGTTTTATCATAAGTAACGCTTGTATCCGCACTAAAATTCACAAACGTTTGTTTGTAACTTGTGCGTTCAATTCCTACATTAGAGTCACTTTGTAACTTAAATGTATAGTAGTCCCAAACACCAAATTCATTCTTCCAAGCAAATCTAACTCCTGGGTATCCGCAATTAGCTGTATCTCTTTCAAATGTGTAGTATGCAGAAACTTTATTTACATCATCTTCAGCAGCATTTTGTCCATATGTTCTAACTTGATAGTAAGTCCAATTTGGGTAGGCATCATCTAATGTTTCATTAGGATTAACAAATTCATCAATAATGTTTTGTGCACCTACACCTAAGTGAATCAATCTATTATATGAATTTTGGGCATTAGGATTTGCTGTTAATACATCACTCCACGATTGTGTAACTGATGTTCTTGGACCTGGTCCTACTACTCCAACAAATCCACTACCTGTAATATTAGGTATTGCAATAGGAGTACCAATTTGAACAGATGCTGAATTGTAGAATCTAATGTCAACCCAATAAATGTCTTGTGCTTGGGTTTTAGAAACATTATAGTTACCATTGTAAATAGATAACGTATGATAATCGCCAGCAGGACGCATTTTTAACGTGCGAGAAGCATTGGTTAGCCAAGTATCATAGTCGTATTCATCATCTACGTTTACATTGTAGTAATCTAAGTAAGAACCACTATTCCAATTCCAATTTACAGCATTATTTGGTTCAACTAATCCATTAGCGAATTCATAATACGCTGAACTTGTTTTTGCTGGATTACCTGGTGTAGCAGAATTACCATTATATAGTGTAACAGATGATGATGGTGATGTACCATATTCTTCACCAAACTTAACAACAAATTGTCTATTTTCAGTTGTTGAACCTAATGGTGTATATACTGATGTTGTAATTACATCTGATGGAGTAGACATATATTGACTTAGGATTTGTCCAAAGTCAAATACACCATATGAATTAGGGTTTGGTTGTTGTTTTACTCTCTGTAATCGTGTTGCCGAACCACTTAGGTAAATGTCTACCACATACTGAAATTGTGGTTGTGCAAATTGATTTGAACTAACTGTCCAAATTAAATTACTATTTACCTGTCCTGGAGACGTTGGTTGTTGTTGTATTGTAATAGCCATTTTATCCTAATGTTGCGTAATTTTGTTCAATCCATCCATCAATGTCCTTTGCTGTAGCATTTCCAATGTCATTTATATTTTGGTTAATCACCTCGTTAATAGAGACTTGAATGAATGGTTTTGGTTTTTTAAATCGTTGTCCCTTCTTAGCAATTGATTTAGCTACTGCCCACGCAAATTGTTCTACTGTGAATTTAGCTGGGACATTTATTCTCTTTAATCTAATCCAATCAGCAATAGCACGTACAGGTGGCATTCTTCCTGCACCACGTTCTGCACCATCATCTACCCACTTACCATATTCTAAAAGTGAAATAGGTAAACTAAATACATCATTTTGTTCTGTAACTGATTGTGGGTCAATACTACGTGCTAATTGTCCTGTTACAACAGAGTTATTTGCGTATAATCTATCAATCATCTCCCCCTTAACTAACCCACCAATGTCGGTTAATTCGAGTTGTAAGTTAGGGTATGTGATTGGTTCAGACATTATGGTGCGTCAGGAAAATTACAATAGTTATATACTCCGTCTTCTGTAACGTTAACTTGTCCTACCCATCCGTAAACTCTATCGTTGAATGCCTCGTTTACAGGAGTCATAGAAATTAAATCACAAGCAATATTTTTATCGCCTGTAGGTCCATAGTTCAAATATGAAATAATATCGTACAACCACAATTCAGTATTTGATTTAACTAATAATGGTGATTGGTCACTTAACTTAGGAACATCTAACGAATATAGTTCAAACGTAAGTGTACGAGTATTACTTTGTAGACCTGGAGATACTAATGGACGTAGAAACATAAATGGATACTTAATATTCTGTGAATTAGCATCCAAATAGTCGATAGCACCTTCAGCAAACATCTTTGTAGGGATGTGTGCCGCAGCTGCTGCCTCGAATACTTCTACTATTTGCTTATATGTTTTCATTTCATCAACTTTTCTATATATGACTTATGTACCATAAATTGGGCACATACTCTATCAATTGGACGTCCTGATTTAACTAAGGCAATAATACGCTTATCTGTATCGCTTAATTCAGTATCCTGTTTTAGTTGTTTATATTTCTTTTTTGCTTCCATATTCTGGTCACCAATTTTACCTAACTGGTCTATACTGTCGTTCGAGTAATTTTCTTCGTTGTTCATCTCTTTGGTTTTTATCTTGTTCAAATGCTAAATAATTTAATACGAAAACAAAGTTCAATTCAGGTATTGAAGTATCGCCTGTGATTGAAAGTATGGATGTTGTCGCGAGGTAATGAATTGTTGCAAACCAGCCCCAATGTTCATTGAAGTTATCTGTTTGTTCATTTTCTCTATCACCTCCATCTGTTGTTTCGGGGGTAGTGAAGAGAGATTCGAATTTAGTAAAGAGGTGCTTGCGAGAACTAAAAAAAAATTCAACACACCTAACCCCATTGATGCTGGGAGTATACTTAATAATTCGGCTTGATTACCTCGTTTAGCACTATCGTATTTTTCTAATTCGTAATATTTAAATAAGTTTTCTGCTTCGCCTAACTTTACCTTAAGTGTATTTTTAAATGCCCACTTTATACCATCGAACTTATGTTTTGTAATTGGGCGGTATAAGATAGCCATTATTTCCTCGAGGTTTTCGTGCGGTTTACTCGCCAACCTCTCTAAGTCCACATATTCGCCCAATGACATCTTAGACAGCGGGTTATACCCGTATAATTGTCCATCTAATTCAAACACAGGGTAGAATTGTGGTTGTAAGTCTGTGAATGTTTCTAATATTTTAGAATACACCTGCTTAATAACAGATGGTTTCCATTCTCTAACTTCCTCTTCTGTCTTATCACTTAACACTGAAATCATATGAACCATCTTTTCACCTTCAGTTAGGTGTTCTAATGATGTAAACTTCTTCCACTGTTTGATGGATAAATAGTCTGGTATGTTTAATTGTATTTCCATATCAATAAATATTGCGGGTGCAAAAAATCTCCTCGGTAAGATAAGGAAGCCCGCTTACGCGGGCAACCTATTCTAAGTAGGGAATAACAAGGTTGGTGGGGAAAGAAACCTACTTAGTTAACTTTTGTTCTACCTTTTCAGCGATATCATAATCGCCATCTTCAGCGTACTGGGCGAATGCCATTGAAACCCCAATAACTTCTGTTAGTTTAGCGTCTGTACGACCTGTTAATGTCATATATTCTAATGCTGCCTTTAGGCTGGATTGCCTAATAATAGACGAATGATTGTTGTTGTTATTGTATGCCATAACTTAGTCTTGATTATTGTTAACTAAATCTAATAGTTGATTATTAAATTCTATTGATTGTTTAGTTAATTTACTTAACTTTTTTAACTCCTTCAAATATAAAGGGGTTCCAGCTACTCGCTTAGGGAGTTGTCTTGTAATGTCATTCATATCTCGTCCTAGATTGATTATTTCTAATACTAGTAATCGATGATTCATACCTTTTGTTTTTTTCATTTGTCTTCTTCAATAATAACGTTAAACGAACCCATAATACAGAAACTGGTTTGGTTGTCCATATAATTGATTTCTAGACCTTCACTACCGAAGCGTGTTTGTGGACGTGATGACGAGATGAATGTTCTAATTACATCTCCCTTAGTTGATACTAATTGTGTCTTAAACATAACTCTTATTTTTTAATTGTTCCTACAATCCCTTGTGTATAACCTCTCTTCTTCATCTCTTGTTTAGCACCTTCTAATCCT